AGATATACCTGGGGAATAGTGGCTCCGGCTTTCCTCTCAACGGCGGCGTCTCGGTGGCGCTGCTTTGGAACTGCCTCTGGTCGCAGGGGGCGCTCAATGCTCTCACTGCGAACCCGTGGCAGGTATTAGCCCCCATCAAGCGCCGGATTTGGGTTCCGGTAGCGGCTGGCGGAGGCGCGATCAGCACCACGGCGGCCGGCCTTGTTGTGCCGCGGGGGGCCGATGCATCAACAAAAACGGGCACCACCTCGTTTGTTGGCCAGATCCTCCATCTGGGCGCGTCCTCGGCGGCGAAGATAGCCACGGCGTCCCAGGGCGGGTCCGTTCGAACGGTGGCTGCGATCACCGGCGCCAAGGTCGCGGGGTCCTCCGCGGCAGGTTCGGCGCCTGCCCTGGGCTCCAATGTGGGCGCGAAGATTGCGGCGCATACGTCCGCCGGGATCGATGCTGCGCTGGGCACCGCATCCTGGGCCAAGATCAGTCAGCCATCCGCGGCGGGCCTCCTGTCGCCCTTCGGTGCCTCGGCCTGGACGAAGACCGGGACCGCTGCATCCGCTGGGTGGGCGGTCCCGGCGGGGGCATCGGCGGCCGGAAAGGTGTCGGCGAACGTCGTCACGGCCCAGGCCGCGGGATTCATGCCTGGGTTTTCGTCACTGGCCTATGCAAAGGTCGGCGGAGGTGCCGCGGCGGGGGCCTATCAATCGGTCGGGTCTGCCGCATGGACGAAGGTCGGCACTTCCCAGGCTTCAGGGGCCACCCCCGCCTGGGGCGCTTCGACCCCGACCAAGATCGTGGGCCACTCGGCGGCTGGCCAGTCAATTCACTATGCCGCGGCCGGCGCCAGGAAGATCGCCGACTATTCCCTGTCCGGGCGCCTCACGCTGGAGGGCATCGCGTCCGGCGGGCCGGTGGCTGGCGCCTCAATCTCTGCCGCGGCCATGGTCAAGCTGGCCGAGATATGGGCACGGCTGGGCCTGGATGCCGCCCGGCCGGTCCTGAATTCCTCGACGTCCATCACCTTCGGCACCATCACCCAATCCCTGGCGGATGACGGGTCCAGCGTGACTTGCACCCGGGTAGGGGCCTCCCTGCCAAGTGGGGATGCTGATGCGCAGATCCTGGACATCTGGCGGCGCCTTGGCCTGGACAGTGATGCGCCCATGGTCACGACCATGACCACAATCACGGCCGGGCCTACCGTCACCTTGAACCTGGAGGGCGACCAGGAGATTACGGTGTCTAGGCAATGAGCCTGTCCGCCCGATCGCTGGCTACCCTGGGGATGGGATATTTCCCTCGGCTGGTTGCTGCTGTCGGCTTGTGGGCTCCGCCGGTAGTGGAAGCCGCGATTGGAGGTTATGGAGGTCGGGAATCGGCGGGTGATGAAGCTCAGATCCACCGCGACCACTGGGAATACCTCGACGGCCTGCGCCAGGTCGAAGTCCAGGTGGCCGACGACGTGGCTGGTGTGCGGACCTACCGGATCCCTGCCGATATGGCGCTTCCTGAAGACCTGGTCGCTCGCGCCATGCGTGGCAGAGTCCGCCCCGGATATCAGCCGACCGTGGCTGACGCCCTGCACGACCCAGCCATTCTCGCGGCGCTGGTCCTGCTGATCGACGAAGCCGACGAATAGGAGATTGCCGTGGCGAAGAAGCGCAGCCTGGGAACAGTATCGATCAAACCCGACGAGGAGTGGCGTGTCGAGGACGACATGCGCACGTTGATGAACGCCAAGGAGATCCAGGCCGATCCGAAGCGCATGGCCAAGATCAAGGCCTTGGCCCGCAAGAAGCTTGAAAGCGTTGCCTCTGTGCTGAGCGAGGCCAGCGAGACCGAGTAGCACCACCCACCCATCCACCAAGAGCAGGAGTTCTGCTATGAGCAAAAACGACGATTCCGCCCCCACCGACCGCGATGCCGCACTGGCCGGCCTGACCGACGAGGAGCGCGCGGCCATTGCCGATGACGAGTTCAGCGAAGAAGAGCGCAACAGGCTGCAGGAGATTGCCGGAGACGACGACTCGGACGACGATGACGACGACGATGGCGAGGACTACGACGAGGGGGGCGGCGCCGCGAGCGGAGATGCCTCCGGAAAGCCGGCGGCCGGGGCCTCCGATGATGCTGGCGACGGCGGCGACGCGGGAGATGACGGCGCCCCCTCTGGCGAAGACGATGACGACGAGAGCTATCGCCCGCGTTATCAGGTCCAACTGCCCGAGGACTTCCAGCAGCGCGTCCAGGCCCTGGAGGAGCAGGAAGTGGAACTGGCGAAGAAGTTCAGGTCCGGCGAGATCGAAGCCGAGGACTTCCTGGCCGAGAACAAGCGCATCGCCAAGGAGCGCCGCGATCTCGACAAGCTCGAGACGAAGCACGAGATCGCCGAGGAGTTCAACGCCCAGACCGCAGAGCAGGAGTGGGTGGGCACCGTCAATCGGTTCCTGCGCAAGGTGAAGGCCGAGGAAGGCATTGATTACCGGTCGGGTGACATGTCCGATGACTTCGACTCCCTGATCAAGACGCTGGCCGCCAACCCGAAGCACCAGGGCAAGAGCTACCAGTTCTTCCTCGAGCAGGCCCACAAGGCCACCAAGGCGCTGCACGGCATCGGCGACAAGAAGCCTCCCAAGGCGCAGGATGATCCGCACAAGAAACCGGCAGCCGCCGCGGACCCCGGGAAGCCTGCCCCAAAAGCCGACGGCAAGCCCGCTGCGCGCAAGCCGCCGGTGGATCAGGTGCCCAAGACGCTGGCCAACGTCCCCGGGGGAGAAGGCCCGGGCGATGTCGAGGACGAGTTCTCCCACCTCGATTCACTGGACGGCCTGGAGTATGAAACGGCCTTGGCCAGCATGTCGCCCGCCCAGCGCGAGCGGTACCTGAAAGCCGCGTGATGCCCTCGCCGGCGGTGTCCCAGATGACCGTCGATGTCCGCCCCGGGCAGCATCTGCTGCTCGATGGGCGGCGGATCGTTGTGGAGCTTCTGGACAAGAGCGGGAAGCTGGCCAGACTGCGGGTGACCGCGCCGCGAGACATGAAGATCGAGAAGGAAGAAGGGGATTCGCCTCGCGCCATGCGTGGCAATGTAGCGCCGTAGTTTGTCGTTCGAATTCAGGGTGCGCAGGAGTGCGCCTGGTTGAGTCACTAACCAAGGAGCCTCCAAATGGCACGCACCATCGTCGGGGTCAATGACCCCAAGGCAGTCAAGAAGTGGTCCGGCAATCTCGCCCTGGACACCAGCCTGAAGTCGTTCTTCAACACCCGCTTCATGGCCCGCGGCGCCGAGGCGGAGGTACCCATCCAGATCCTCACGGATCTGGAGTCCGATGCCGGCGAGGAGATCAAGTACGACCTGCTGGCCGAGTTGGTGATGGCCCCGGTCGAGGGTGAGGATGACCTGGAAGGCAAGGAAGAGCGTCAGCGCTTCTACACCGACTCGGTCTACATCGACCAGGCCCGGTGCGGCGTCAATACCGGCGGCCGCATGACCCGCAAGCGCACCCTGCACAACCTGCGCGAGAAGGCCCGGCGCCAGCAGTCCAGCTGGTGGGCCCGCCTTCAGGACGAACTGCTGTTCATCTACCTGTCTGGAGCCCGCGGTATCAATCCGAACTTCCTGGTTCCGACCGGCTATACCGGACGGGCCAGCAACTCGCTGGTGTCTCCGGACACCAATCACGTGCTGTACGGCAACGACGCCACGGCGTTCAACAACATCGATTCCACCGACAAGATGGATCTGGGCATCATCGGCCGGGCGGTTGTGCGCGCCGAGGTCCAGGGCGGTGGCATCTCGAACATCCCGGTCATGCAGCCCTGCAAGATCGGTGGCGAAGAGTGCTTCGTCATGGTGATGCACACCTGGCAGGAGGACGACCTGCGCAAGAGCACCGCCACCGGCGACTGGCTGGATCTGCAGAAAGCCGCCGCCGCCGCCGAGGGGCGCAACTCGCCGCTGTTCAAGCGGAACCTGGGCATGCACCGCGGCTGCGTTCTGCACTCCCACAAGAACGTCATTCGCTTCAACACCGCCGGTTCCGGCGCCAACGTCGAGGCGGCCCGGGCGCTCTTCATGGGAGCCCAGGCCGGCGTGGTGGCCTTCGGCTCGCCGGGCACCAACCTGCGCTTCGACTGGTTCGAAGAGACCCGCGACAACGGCGACAAGGTGGTGATCTCGACCAGTTCCATCTTCGGCTGCAAGAAGACCACCTTCACGACCGAGTCCGGTGCACAGGACTTCGGCATCTTCGCGCTGGATACCGCCTGCGCCTCTCGCTAATCGGACGATGGCCGGCTGAGAACGCCGGCCGTCTCCCTGAAAAGGAGCAACAAACATGAGCTTCGCAACCAAGAACGACTACATCACCGGCCGCAAGCCGATCGTGTCGCCCTCCGGCGCCGAGGTGTGCGCCGTCCGTTTCGCCCAGGCCGTGGCCGCCGGCGAAATGGCGCTGAACGCCCTCGACAACATCGGCATCCTGCCGGCCGGCTGCGTGCCGGTGGCCGTACTGGTGGACTCGGACGACCTGGACACCAACGGCACACCGACGATCCAGTGGGCGTTCGGCGTCTCCAATGCCGCGGTCACCAACAACGTGCAGGGGCAAACGCCGACGGACATCTCCACGGCGACGGCCGATGGCGGCGCTGCCTGGGCGACCGGCGTCACGATCTCGCAGGCTGGCGGCCAGGTGGATGCAGTGAGCAAGGCGCTGTCCCGCGTCCAGGCTGTGAATTACGACCGTTACATCGTGGCCAAGGCAACGACCGCGGCGGCCACCGGTGCGGCCGGCGAGCTGGGCCTGACGCTCCTGTACCGGCCCGCGTAACGACCAGTCCTCTGAGGGGTAGGCCCTCGTCGGGCCTTTGACGAAGGGGGCGGAGATCGCCCCCTTTCTTTTGACTAGGAGCAGAGCATGAAGCTTTCTACCGACATCAAGCCGCGCAAAGACGGGACCGTCAAGGTCACCGTGCCGGACGGTACCGAATACAAGTTTTCCGTCGATGGCGACGGCCAGCTGTCTGCCGAAGTCGCCAATGCCGACCACATCGGCTTCCTTCTGGATACCGGCAATTTCTACCCGGTTGAAGAGGACGACATTGACGCAGGCCTCAAGCTCGTGGCCGGCGGTGACGACGACGCGCAAGCGGATGATCAGCCGGATGGTGCGGTCGATCACGTCGCCTATCCCCTTGCTGCGGCCGGCGAGACCGAAGCGAAGCCGGCGCCCAAGAAGAAGAAGTAAGCGATGCCGAAGAAGTGGTCGGACTTCTACAACGACCTGGTGCCGTCGCTGCCCGGGGTAGGGCTGCCGCTGCTCGAGCATGAGCTGCGGCGGGCCGCCCAGGACTTCTTCTCGGGGTCGCGCGCCTGGCGGATTGTGCTGGACCCGATCGGCACCGAGGCGGGGGTCTTCGAATACCAAATGATGGCGGACGACCGCGGCCAGGACGTGGTGAGGATAGAGGCCGCCGCCTATCTTTCTGGCGGTCTTGATGTGCTGACGCTTCCCGATGTCGTCACGCGCTACGGGGCGGATTGGTGGAATGCCTCTGGATCCCCGGCAGCGGTGACCCAACTGCGACCCGGCTATATCTCGCTTTGTCCGACGCCAGATGCGGCCGTCGCTGATGCGCTGGTGCTGACCGTTTCAGTGCGGCCGTCGGATACATCAACCGGGATCGATGATGACTTGGCGATCAAGTTTCGCTCGGCCCTGATCGACGGCGCCAAGGGACGATTGATGCTGATGCCAAAGAAGCCGTGGACAGATTTTCAGCTGGGCAGCGTGCTATCTGCGCGTTTCGGCGACAAGGTTGATGATGCCCGGTCCAAGGCGGAGCGCGCCTATGGTCGTGGTCGGGTGCGGTCCCGGCCCCAGTGGTGTTGAGGTAGGCCATGGCCACGATGCAGGACGTCCTCAACCGATCCCGGATCCCGCTCAACGACGACGAGAAGATCCGCTACACCGACGAGCGGGCGCTGGAGTTCGCCAATACCGCCATCGCCAGGGCCTATCAGGTCCGTCCCGATCTGCGCTTCGGTTCCTATGGGACCGCCTTCACGCCGCTTGCTGTGGGGGCTGACTTCCCGCTGCCCTACCAGCATGTCCAGTCCGTGGCCGACTACGTGACCGGCCGGCTCCAGACCATTGATGAAGAGGCAACGGCAGCCGAGAAGGCCGTTGCCTATATGTCCGCTTTCGAGAGTGCGCTTGCCAGCGCCTAGCCAGGAGATCACCAGACCATGAGCGCCGCATCCACCTATCTGGCCCAGGCCATCATCGGCCATGTTCTGCGCAGCCAGGCCTACACCCCGCCGGCCGGCATCTACCTAGCCCTGGCCGTGGATAGTCTGACCGACGACAACGACACCACCAAGGAACTCTCCGCTTCCTGGTACGCCCGCAAGCAGATCGCCAGTTGGGCGGCGCCCACCGGCTCCGGCATGAGCACGTCGAACTCCAACGCCGTGACCTTCGACCGGGTGACAGGAAGCGCCGTGACCGTGCCCAACTGGGGGCTCTACGATGCCGCCAGCGGTGGCAACCTGATCGCTCATGGGGCCTTCGACGCGGCGAAGGTCGCCAACGTCAACAACGTCCTGCGGGTTGGCGCCAACGAGCTGGTCATCACCTTCGGTGGCATGTTCTCGGTGCACCTTGCCCAGGCCCTGATCAACCTCATTTTCCGCAGCGTCGCCTACACGCCGCCGAGCCCGCGCCTCGCGCTCTACACGGCCGACCCCACGGCATCGGATGTCACGGCCAACGAGGTATCGGCAGCCTGGTATGCCCGGCAGGCCATCTCCGCATGGACCGCGCCGACCGGAACTGGCAATTCGTCGGCGAACTCGGCCGCCTTCGCCTTCCCGGCAGTGACCGGCGTTGCCAATGTGCCGGTGACGCACTGGGGCCTGAAGGATGCAGCGACGCTGGGCAACCTGCTGTTCAGCAAGGCGCTGCCGACGACCGAGACGCTGAACCCTGCCGACATCTTCGCCGGTGATCCTGGCGACCTTGTGGTGCAGATCCTGTGAATCGGTCCGCCCTAAACTCCGCAGTCGTCGGGTCCGGAAACACGCCGGCCTGGACGCTGCTGTCGGCGCACGGGATCGTCCAGGCGGTTGGCGATCTGTCGGTATCCCTGACCAAGCGGGTCAGTGCCACGGCCCAGGTAGTGGCCGGCGGCGCCTGCACGGCGATGCACGTCATTGCCTCGAGAATGACGGCCCTGGTGGCTGCCGCGGGCAGCCTGACGGTGCAGCGGCTGATACCCCTGGACGTGTCGGCAATGGCCTTCGTCGGTGCGTCTGTCGATCTGCGCCCCATGCGGGTGCGCGTGGTGGGGGGAACAGGGCTGGCGATTGCCGATGGCAGCCTGACACCGAAGATCATGCGCGGCCTGTCCGGGTCCGGCGTGGTGGTGGCCGATGGCTACTGCCTGGCCATCGACATCTACACCGGGCCGGCGCCTGCCGAGCGGACCAGCTACCTCGATGGCGGCGACCGCACTTCTTACCTGACGAGGTAACGCGACATGGCCGTCATCGGTTCCTACTCAATGCAGCCTCACGAGCGGCTGGACTTCGACACCAACTGCACCGACCTGGTGGGCATCGATGACCAGGTGAGCGAGGTCACGGCGGTCGTGACCCCGGCCACCGGCCTGGACCTGAACGTGTTGATCAACCCGAGCAAGACGGGCGTGAAAACCTGGGTAGGGCCCAGCGCCCCGGGCGCCCTCAGCACGCCGGGGAGCTACAAGGTCGATCTGCGCATCAAGACCCTCCTGGGCCGCACTCGGGAAGGCGAACTGAAGTTCAAGATCAAGGAGGTGTGACGTGGAGCAGCTTCTATTCACCAACAACGCCACGGCCACCCTCAATGGATCGCTGACGCAGGGCGGCACCACGATGGTCCTGGCGACCGGCCTGGGCGACAAGTTCCCGGCTCCAGGCGCCGGCCAGGCCTTCCTGGCGACGATCTACGAACTCGACCTGTCCAGCAACGAAACCCGCATCGAGATCGTCAAGTGCACGGCGCGGACCGCTGACACGCTGACCATTGAGCGGGACGTGGAGGAAACGGTGGGCGTGGTGGGCGGCTATGCCTACCCGTCCGCGCCCGGGCAGACGGTCTATGTCGCCCTGCGCTGGACCGCGGCCGGCGCCCATGAAATGCTCCAGGCGAACAAGAACCTGGCGGACCTAGCCAGCGCGGCGACGGCCCGCACCAGCCTGGGCCTTGGGGATGCCGCGACCAAGAACACGGGCACCGGTGCCAGCACGGTGGCCGCTGGGGATCACAATCACACCGGCGTCTATGAGCCGGCCGATGCGACCATCCTCAAGAGTGCCGCCATCGGCGTGTCGGTCCAGGCCTACGATGCCAACACCACGAAGAACAACGTGGCCAACACCTTCACGGCCGCGCAAACCTTTGGCGCCTCGGTGAAGGAGAAGAAGACGGCCATGGCCGCCAACGACATCGACCTGTCGGCGGGGAACTTCTTCAGCAAGACCATTTCCGGGAATACCACCCTAACGGTCAGCAACGTCCCGACGACCGGAACGGTAGGCAGCTTCATCCTCGATCTGACCAACGGCGGCAGCGCCACTATTACATGGTGGTCCGGCATGAAGTGGGCCGCGGGGGTGGCGCCGACCCTCACGGCCGCCGGGCGTGACGTGCTTGGGTTCTTCACCCATGACGCCGGAACCACCTGGACCGGCCTGGTGCTCGGCAGGGACGTGAAGTGATCCACGACATCATCATGGCGGCTGCCGGGGCGGTCAGGGACCGACCCACCTACGTCGCTGGGGTGGCGTTTGGTGAAAACACAGCTTCAAGCACCCTCACGATCAACAAGCCGAGTGGTGTCGTTGAGGGCGATCTGCTGGTCGCCATTACCGCCTTCGGTAGCCTGACCGACTCCAACAACGCAACATGGACCGGCGACACAGGATGGACCGAGGCGTATGACCAGGGGGCCAATCCAAACATCCGCGTAGCCTGGAAGGTCGCGGGTGCGAGTGAGCCGGCGTCGTACACCTTCACGACCAGCCTCACGTCCGGTGGGCATGGAGGCGTGGTCCTGGCCTTTCGTGGTGCGGCCTTCGACGTGTGCGGGACTGCCGTGGTGGCCGCGAGCGGTGGCAACGTCACGGCATCCGCGATCACGGTGTCCGAGGCCAATTCCATCCTGCTCGGCTTCTGGTTTGAGTACGCCAACATCGCATCGTTCTCCACGCCTTCCGGGATGACGCTGCTGCTCGACGGGTCCGGTAGTGCCGCCCCTGACTTCGACACCTTCTACCAGAACGTCGACGCCGGATCGAGTGGCACGAAGACGAGCGGACCGGGCGCCGGGACGCGCAACGTCGGCGGGATCCTTCTCTCCATCAAACCCAAGTAGAGGAACTCATGGCTCTATACGTTCGATCCTCTGACAATGCGGTGGTTGGGATCGTCGAGATCCGCGCTGCCCATCCCGACAAGTCGATCCCGGACGGCATTGATCACGCCGACCTGGGGTTCCCGCTTCTGGTCGATGCTGCCCAGCCTGCGCCGTTGCCGTGGCATCGCGTCGTCGCCGGCCCCGTGGTGGGAAACGCTACTACCTGGGTGCAGCAGCCGATGTCCGCCGCTGACATCGAGGCCATCCTGGTGGCTGCGCTTGATGCTCACTTCGACGCTACCGCAAATCAGCGGCGCTACCGTGACCGCTACACATGCAGCGTTCGGGCGGGGTATGTCGGGCCGTTCCAGGCCGAGGGCGTGGCCTTCGCCACCTGGATGGACGCCTGCAACGCGCTGGGCTACCAGATCATGGCCGAGGTTAAGGCCGGGACGCGGGCGATTCCGACGCCGGCCGAACTGGTGGCCGCTATGCCGGCGATGGTGTGGCCAGCATGAAGTACAGCCAGGTCCGCGACAAGATCAAGACCGGTGACGCGCTGGTCTTTTCCACCACCACCTGGAACGGGTTCTGGGATTGGCTGGCGCAGCTCGTCCGCATCAAGCGCCGCTCGAAGTGGTCGCACATCGGCATGGCTGTCGTGTGGGCAGGGCGCGTGTGGGTACTGGAGGCTACGCGGCATGGGGTATGGCCGATCCCGTTGTCGAACAAGAAGCAGGATTTTGGATGGATTCCATGCTCTGAACTCGGGGACGCAGAGCTGGAGCGTGCCTTCTCGATTGTCGGTGACGGCTATGGGTGGCTGGATGCCTACGAGGCTGATCAGGGCACGCTGACGCCAGGGGCGAACCGGCTCTGGGAATGCGCCGAGGCGTTCTGCTGGTGGCGTGACATCTGGGGCGTGCAGTACGTGCCTGATGCGGTTGTCGATTACCTGCTCAAGGGTGATGTGTCGCTTACGGAGGTGCAACTATGATTGATCGATCGCTCATGGAATTGGACATTGCCGAGTCCAAGCGGATGCTCAAGGGGAAGATCACCGCCATGCTGTGGGTGGTCCTGATGACCCCCGTCGCCATGCTGTTCGCCATCGGCAAGGATGGCCCGTTCCCTCGGGACTCCTGGCTTTGGCCGTTCCAGGAATGGAAGTGGGGCATCAACGGGGATCCCTACTGGCAGGCCAAGTATGGCGACCGGGTGAAGTCCTGGTGGGTCCGCTGTTTGTGGGTCTGGCGCAACGCCAACATGGAAGATTCCCTGCTCGGGGTGGACGCCAACAACATCGTCAGGCTGGAATACGACGGCGATCCTTGGGTCAGCAATCACCCGCTGCATGAGGGCTGCCTGGACATCCACGCATGGGACAAGGACGGCCGGCGCTACTGGGCCTACTACGATGTCCATCGCAACCCGGATCCGCCCGGCAGGTGCTACCGCAGCTACATCGGGTGGAAGCTCCAGGAAGTGCTGCACAACCACCTGAAGACCGGCAGCTACGTCGGCACCGGCGACCCGATCATGCCGGCCGTGTATTCGGTCAATCCGCTCATGGGGTACACGACGGAATGAGAGAGATCGCCGACGGCATCACCTATGTCCTGATCGCCGGGGCCGCGGGCCTCGTGGCGCTGGCCGTCGTCGCGGTGTGGTTCCTCTGGTCGCTGGCACGGAGCAAGTCCGCAAAATGATCATCCCCATCCGGCAATTCTCCGGCGAGTTCCCCCGCGTCCTGCCGCACCAGTTGCCGGACGGGGCGGCGCAATACACTCAGTCGCTGGACATTGCCCGGGGCAACCTGTCGGGCCTTGCCGATGATCTTCCGGCGCCCATCGGCCCGGCTGCCTCGACTGTGCGCTCCCTGTTCATGCCAGAGAGCAATGCCTACCTGGGCGTGACCTTCGCGTGGTACGCCTGGGACCGGGAGGTCGACGCCGTGCGCGGGCCGACCGTCGATGACCAATACACCCGCTTCTACTGGTCGGACGGCACCGGGTTCTATGTTTCCCAGGCCAAGCTGGGCGGCTACGGCCGGGAGCCCAACGCAGCGACGAATCGCTGGAAGGTCGGGGTGCCGCAGCCGGCGACGCCCATGGCCCAGGTCAATACCGGCTTCCAGATCCCGGGCATCACCGACTATTCCTTCTCCGCCTTCTGCGAGGGTACGGACGGCGCCAGGCTGAACAAGACCGCGGCGCTGATCCACAACTACGACAGCAATGCCGTGCTGCCCAGCATGGTGAGCCGCCGGTGGATGCTCTACCCGGAGGGCCTGGACTGCATGAGCAATGCCGCGGCCTCGTCCGGATCCAGCACCTCCACCACCACGACGGAGCAGGCCACTCTCGAGAATATGGCCTTCTATGGGGTGGCGCCGATTGTGCCCGGCGGAGGTGGTTCGATAGGCGCCGCGCAGGCTACCGTGTCCGTCCCGATCT